TGCTTTTTATAGCTTCTACTCTCTAGTAAATTTTGATAAACTTATAACTAATCCTAATTTCTCGGAAATAGTAGGAATATCAAGAACTGGACTAAATCTGAGAGGTTCCAACACTATTCCTCTGTATAATATTCCAAAATATGAATTTGCATTTCAGCAAGTTCCAGCCCAAAAATGGGACGAAGATTTATCTAAAGAGTCGGATGAAGCTAACCCTTTAGTTAGAAAGTTCTTGGAAAATATTAATCTATATGATAGAGATAGTAAAGGAGTCTATAAGATAGTCCCAAACCAGTACTTATCTTATAGAAACTTCAAAGAGGTTTTAAGAATACTAAAGGAAAATCCTGTAACTAGGAATGATTATTCTAGACTTAGAGATGATACTTATAGTATAGAATCTTTGTTTGAAAAGGCAGACAGATATAGAAAAACAATATTTTCTGGAGAGAAGGAACATGTTAGAAGAATATTCGATACTATGTATTATAAAATATTCTCATTAAGAACTCCCAGTCTAGCAAAGGCTAGTTTAGACTCTAATATGGTTTCATCCGAATTTGATATTTACGGAATGATATTAAATCAGATAAATAAAACTAGTTTTACAACTTATACTCAATATATATATAATACTACAGACAAGACTAATAAAGCCACTATACTAAACAGTTCTGATATAGATAGAAAAAAATATACTATAGAAAGAAACATAATGGCAAATAGTTTATATAGAGATTCTAGGTTAAATGCACTTAAAAAGTGGAACGTAAACTTTTTAAGCGAGAATGGAACTTCATTAAACTATTACTCTGATAATATCTCAGATAGTCTTAATCTAAGTAAAATAACATTAGGCGACAACGATGATATTTTAACTATAGACTTCTCCGATCCTAATAATCCTACATATTCAATGAATGAGACTAGAATCACAAGAAGTAGTTTATCAACGGACTCCAGTCTTGGGAAAATGCTAGAAAGATTATTAGTTGATTTTGCGTATATTCATGCAGATGATATTTATGTTAATATCTTGTCTCAAATTATAAATTCTGATGCCAAATTAAATGGAGTATTGGATGTTATCACGGCTTCTCTGCTAAACATGAATATTTCTGATAAATTAGTAGAAAATCCTAGTTTAAGAACAGTTTTAGATTTATATCCTAATTTAGAACTTTCTGATTCCTATGAAAGTCCGTGGAAGTATTTTAATATAGAGACCAAATCTCTAAAAATGTCAGGATACTTTTCATCTTTAAATGGTCTAGAATCATTAGCCGTAGTACAAAGTATTATAAACGGAGACAGTTCTAAATCTAATGTTACAGACGCTAATGGTAATAAGTTACAAAAAGAACGTTTGACTAATTTAACTAATGATGATCACTACTACTTCGAAACTCTACTTAGTAAAGTATCAGATAACATTCTGGATGATGATGTAGTTAAATATAATCTATTTACTTCTAACGGTACTACAGAAGACAGTAGACTACTAACAAGAACGGAATTAAAAACATTCTATAACAGTTTTTACAATTCTACTCCTAAGAAAATTAATACTGCTACTGACTCAGAAACTAATTACTTATTTTTCATTCATGACTTCCTAACCAGAGAAGATGAAGTTTCTATACAACCTACTGTGTACTCAGATAAATCTACTATTTGGAATAAAGTCATTAATACTAATATTCCTCTAGAAGCGTCTTGGATACCTGACCATCTAAAAGGAAGGACTCTCCAAGAAATGACATCGGATCAGGTTAGAAGTATTAAATACGAGTCTACAAAAAGAATGGCTAATGTATTTATTAAC